AGCCGTTATGATGGTGGTCAACAACAATGCATGATGCATGAAAGTCAAGTTAAATATATGACGTTGGATCAATGCCGCAGCGATATACCGAAAAGCGAACAATTAATAGAAGCCGCTATATATGATAATTTTGGCGAAGAGCCTATAGATCATAAAATTATGGCTGGATGTTTTGGAGGAGCATAAAATGAGTGAAATAATCACTAGGATTGAAGAAGCAATAAAATCTAAAAATATGGAGGAAATAACTCTAATAAGAAAAGAACTTATTAGATCATGGTGGCGTAATTTTAAAGAGGAAAAAGATGTTATTATTAGAAAAATAACAAAAGAAAAATTTGTTATCCATTGCAAGGAAAAAAAGTATTACATGGTTCAAATCGAAGCTGATAACTACGATCAAGACGGGAAACAATGGGAAACCATAGCCCAGAGGCGTGATTTCACTACGCTTCATAGCAATATGGAAACACAAAGCATAAGTCAGGAGGTATAAATGCCTAAGAAAAAACAAACAAAGTGTGCTGAATGCCAAGAAAAAATTGTCCTAGGCATGGAACTGGTGATGAATAACCGAACAATTTGCCTCGGATGTGCCACAGAAAAAGGTATAGCCCAACAGTTAACATCATCCGTGCTGCACCACATGAATTGTTCGTATGATGTATATTCATGCCCTGAATGCTACAGAAATTACGATCAGATGATGCGACATTTAGGGTATATTTGTACCCTTAACGGTACGTTCTATAAGACTACTGATGACCCCAAAATTGTGGTGCTTTATGAGTGATTTACTTACCACTTACCAACTTACCACGGTAAGTAGATTGGTCGGTAAGTTGGCAAACCCTTGTGTAGCCTCGGTTTGCGTAAATCTACTTACCGAGGTTACTTCTTACCACGGTAAGTTAATTTTAGGTTGTAAGTCATTGATTTTGCTCCTACTTTTTTACTTACCGAACTTACCCCCTAAAGGGGGTATAGGTGGGTGGTAAGTAAACCACCCCACCTTACCCTATAGAACCTATTTAAATGGAGATAAAATAAGATGCCAAAGGTAGCACAAGATTTAACGAAAGAACAAAGATTAGCAGGTTGGAAAAGATTGACTGATAAGCAGCAAGACTTTCTGAATAACTTTATGCATAAGGATATGACGCAGACTTCTGCAGCTAGGTCAGCAGGATACGCAAATCCAGGTGTCGATGCCGTCAGGTTACTCCGTAACCCAGTTGTCCAAGAGCGTTATCAGGAAATGCGTGATGAAGCACAAACTCGGTTCGGGGTCACAATCGATAAGTCGGTGCGTGACTTACTCAAAATACGTAACGAAGCATGGGAGTCAGGCAAATTCGGTGAAGCTATCAGGGCTGAAGAACTACGCTTAAAGGCTACTGGACTGCTTGTAAATAAAGCCCATGTGCTACATGAGCGTACAGATAGCATGACAAGAGAAGAAATTCTGTCAAAACTTCAGGAATTTCAAGACATTGCCCATAAACGCATGAAAATAGCGAACAAATCCCATAACGAGCCAATTACGATAGAGCAAATTAATGTAAAACCCACTAAATAGCGAATTTACTTGGAGGGTCGGGTCAGGCGTTCACCCTCGGGTTTCGGGGGTGTCGGGCTTTCGGGCTGGTCGGGCTTAAATTGTTCGGTATTTCGGGCAGCAGCATAGCCCGGGTCAACGCCAAATTGTTCGGTGTCGGGATTCGCTGTTGCGTCCAGACCGCACAATTGTTCGGGATTGTCGGACTTCGGACCCTGGTCACCCCCTGAAGGAACGTCACAATTGTTCGGGGTCGGGCTGCCTGGATCTCCCAGTGCGAAGGAAACTCACAATTGTTCGCAAAATCACCCAGCTGTGACCAGGGAAGCGTCCTGGTTGAAACCGCACAATTGTTCGCATTTACCCAGCTGGGCCCTGGCGTCAACCGAACATATGCTGCTAAATAAAAATAAAAAAAATGTTTTTATTTGTTGACATGTAGGAACTGAAAGCCTATATTAATAATAAGACAAACAAAAACAGCCAAAGGAGACGAAAAATGAGTAGATTTCAAAACTCTTATCTTGTTGATAACTTCACAGAGTGTGACGGTTGTAAGAACTTATTCCACGAAGACGAAATAGTGGCATCTGTTCAGCTACCTTACTACGCATGCAAAGACTGTGAATATGATTTAATTAAACAAATGGGAGAAAAATAATGAGTACATTAGAAAACAACGTAATCAAAGCACTTGAGCCAATCGTTAAGGAAATTCCTGGAAGTGGCGACATGGAATATATTAAGGAACTTATTGAAAAGTGGAATGAAGCTATTGAATCACAAGATGAGGGTTTAGTTATTGACGAGGTTGAAGAAGAAATCAGAAATATGCCTTTATGTGTTGAGGTCAGAAGCGATTGGCACGATGTCAATTCGCATGATGAATACAGATACCCAACACACTATAAGCTACTGCTTGGAACAGGTGGGCCTGCCGTTCAGATCGTTGGTGAGTTAGACGAACACGGAGAACCCGAAACGGCAGAGCTTCAGGGTCAGGATTGGTTCACTCCTTGGGAGCGAACAAAAGAACAAGATGAAGATATATTGCTACAGTTTGCAAGATTCTTTTATTTCAGGTAATTCCGTTGGCTGGAAGAGGAAAGGGCAACCTTCGGGTTGCCTTTTTTTGTGCCTGAATTAAAAATTGTTCGCTTGCAGCAGCACTGGTTCCTTTTTCCAGGTCGGGTTCGGACTTCACAATTGTTCGCTTACGCAACCAGGGAGAAGGCTTCGCGCTGTTACCCAGCTTACCCAGTGCAGCCTCGGGGTCACAATTGTTCGGAATTGCGCTGCAGCATGCGTCACAGCACGGCTGCCTTCCTGAACCACAGCAGCCTCCCTGGGTGAAAAAGCGAACAATTGTTCGTTACCTCCCAGCTGTATCCAGGTCACAGCAGCGGCAAAATAAATTATGTCATATGACATATTAATCATTGACATGGAGGAACTCAATGCTTATATTAGTATTAACTTAAACAAGCCAATGGAGAAGCGAATGGAAGACTTTGTATCAGGAGAAGATTATTTAGGCGAAAAGCTAATGAAAAAATTTGGCGATGAAATACCTTTTAATCAAAAAGTAACGAAAAAATATTCAGGTGTTAAGTTAGATTTTTTCAAGTCCGAAAAACCTGACGGCACACCTTACATATTTATATATAACTCAGAAGATTACTTCTTCAAAAATGGGAGCAACTAATGGACAATGAATATAAAGATGGTTGGCGATTTATAGTTTGGGTAGGTGGTGTTGATGACTACTACAAAAACTTTGTCATAGCACAGATGCACTATCATAATTGGATAGCCAAAGGTTATGACAATGTTGTTATGACTGAAATTAACAAAGATGGAACTGAAAAAGTTTTAATGAAATCAGAGGAAATAGCTTAATGTTATACGCATCATATGGTGCAAACCTTAACAAGAAGAACATGGAAACAAGAACCCCAACGGCAGTACCTTTGTATGGTACTGTCTTAAAGGATTGGAAACTAGTGTTTAATACTGTAGCTGACATCAGACCCTCAAAAGGGGACGAGGTTCAGATAGGTTTGTGGGAAATACAGAAAGCAGATGAGAAAGCACTTGATAGATTCGAGGGCTTCCCTCATTTGTATAAAAAGAAAATGATCCATGTAGATGGTTTAAATGCCATGACATACGTCATGTCTAGGAAAGGAGTGGGCTTACCATTCAAACATTACTACGATAGCATAGCACAAGGGTACAAGGACTTCGGTCTTGATGGAGATCATCTTGCTTGGGCCTTGAGAGATGCTTACAAACAAGCAGATCGGACACAAGAGATCCTGAAGATGGGGAGGGCTTCGGGCTAGATCCTTTAATTTGTTCGGTAAAAACCCCAGTTGCATTACGCTCCTGGGGTTTTTCTTTGTTCGGTGCCTGGATCTACCGGGCTTCGGGAGCGAACAATTGTTCAGTTTTTAACCAGATCCTCCAGGGAAACGCCCTTCACAGCGTTCCAGGTATCCATAACTGGTAACAATTGTTCGGTATTCGGGAGCTGCAAGCCAGGGAAACAGCAGCCTGCGCTGCACAGGTTGCCGCTGTGACTGCTGCCTCCTGGTCAAATTGCGAACAATTGTTCGGTTTTCTAACCAGTGTCCAGGCAGAAGGCTCGGGATCGGGTTCGGGATCGGACTTCGGGTCGGGGTCGGGGTCGGACTTGTTCGGTATCCGATTTTCAGACCAGCCGTGTCCAGGTAAAACCTGAAAAAAATTGCGAACAATTTCCAAAAAAATTGTTTTACAGGTGAACACATTTTAAAAAAAAGTGCAAAAAAAATGCAATTGTTCGCATTTTTTATTAGGTATGGAGTTCCTATTGTGGTATGCTCTATGAGTAAATGAAATCAAATAGCCAATGGAGAATAAATTGAATATTTTACAAAATACAAACAGAACTAGTCTTACAATGGGATTAGAATTTGAGGGAGTTTTTACTAGTCGTGGAAACACTCAATCAATTAGTCAACTACAAACAGTTTTTAATAATGATGAAGAACTAAACTTTATCTATGTTAAAACAGATGGAACAAGTGGAGTTGACTTTGAAATAGCATTTCCAATATTATCAATTGATAGTGAATTATCATGGTACTATGTAAACAAGGTTTTAACTTTACTTGTTAATAATGGATGTAGTGTAAAGAGATGTTGTGGTGTTCATTGTCATATAGGTTTAAAACCTATATCTGCTAATATCACAAATGATGCTTTTACTAAATTATCAATCGATAAGTATAGAACTAATAGATCGTATGTTTCTCAATCTTCTAGTTCTTTTGATGATGTTTTAGACAATGCAATAATTAAAGATGTTGTTTTAAGATATGCTATTCATCAATTAGAGATTAATAAAATCTTCCCACCTAGTCGAACAAACAATAGATTTGCTCAAGGTTTAGATTTATGTGTTGATGCTATTCGTCAATGTGATGGATCAATATCTTCTTTAATGAATGCAATACAAAGGCATTCATCAACTAATAGAAGAGATAAGTTTTTTGCAATCAATCTTCAATCATATGCAAGATATGGAACTATTGAGTTTAGACAACATTCTGCAACACTTGAGAGAGATAAGGTTAAACCATTTGTTATGATGTTAGCTAATATGTTTAATCATTCTATTAATAATAGATTGTTAGCTAATAATAGTAGAATTGAAAGGCAAGATTTACCTAATCAACCTTTCAATCCTAATTCTAAACTAGGTTTATTATGGTCTTTATGTAAGACAGATAATGGAGCAACTACAAGAGAGATCATGGCACATTGTGGGATTGATAATGCTAAATCTGTTAGAAGAACTATTTCAACTATTAGATCAAAGTTTAGTCATCATTCTGTAGAGTGTTTAACACAACAACACTATAACCATAGATATGGAACTAGTAATGAACAACATGATTTAAATGGTTATAAAATACCTAGTCATATAGATGTTGCTATTACTAGTAACTCAATTGATGAAAGTGTTGAAGATCATTTTCTAGTAGGTTTAGAAGATGAATATAAAACTTACTTACTAAATAGAATTACACATTTTAGCTAATGTGTATTTCTTAAATCTAATTAAGATAACCTATAATATTTTTATAGGTTATTTTTTTGTCTACAATTCGGGTATGGGGTATACCCTGACACCCCCCAAAATAATAATTGTTGCACTGGTGATCCTTTACGCCGAGTTCTCCAGATACGCCCACCATGTTTTTGAAACACGACCCAAAAAAAATTTTATAAAAAAAATATTGACGCTTTAGGCACTGATGCCCTATAAGTACTTTATGCCTAAGTATAAACTAGAATATCCAACGAAGTCGTATTTTGAATCCCCTGGACCAGAGGGTGTCATTGACGAGCTATACAAGACGTTTGTAGGCGCTGACCCGATAAGGGGAGACTTCGTAAGAACTTGTGCAGCGATTGCGTGCAATTGGACTGGTAAGCCGGTGAGGTTTGGGAGTGATTTGGACTTTGCTAAAGATTTAATGCGTTATGGAATATTGGAGGAGATGCCAAATGAAGAAGAACGAAAAGAGTTATTGTGATTGGAATGGTTCTGAGCTGCGTGAGAAGCGTAAGTTATTAGGTTTAAGCCAGATTGTGATGGCACAGAAGCTAGGATTGAGTGAAAGGGGTTATAGATGTTATGAGACTGACACTTATCAGATACCGATACCGATCAAATATGCAGTTTTGTACCTGATGAATGACGGCGAGGCTAGTAAGAGTCATGCTGAAGTGCGTGATTTCGATGAAAATGACAATCCATTGAGTGAATTTGACAAGCAGAGGATATGGAAGTTGAGTAATGCTATATCTCACATGATTCCAGAGGCTGAAAAGATGAATGATAGGGTATATGTGTCCAAAGTTTTGTTGCAGTGCGACAAAGAAATGCAACTGATGTTGTCAAAGATGAATTAATCGTATATCATAGCTTCAAAGACTAGTTTTTTTGGAGATTTTTCATGGTTAATGGTCCTATGGGTGGAAATATGGGTACACCACCCGCTCCTGCACAGCCACCACAAGTAAATTTCACGACAACTGCTGAAAGCAGGGGTGGTTTTAGTAATTTCTTGAAGTCCATACCATCGACAACAGCTATGACCCCGATTCCTCCAATGGGGTCATCCCCTATGCCTCCTATGGGTGGCAATCCGATGGCGAATATTGATATATTCAATCAGCCACCTACAAATTCTGTTATGCAACCGCCTATGATGATGGCTGACGGTGGAGTTGCAGGTAGTCCTTTATCTAGTTATGGTGATTATTTATCACAAACGATAGAAAACACTCAAGTTCAGCCATTTATACAAGAAGTTCAGGAGATGGCGAGTGATAGGTTTAATTTAGATCAAAGTCAATCTGGTGGCATGAATGCCAATCCTTTTCAAGCATATGTTGGTTCTCCTCTTGCATTGAGTAACTTATCTAGTTCACCTTCTCAATCAATTGGTCAAGGACAAAATCAATTTGGTTCTGTGACAGGCAACTTTAACGATCCAAATCGTATTAATCAATCATCTTCTG